CCGCGTATTTCTCCAACTCATTGCCGTATATATTAGTACCAAGCGTCCATGCGGGAAGTGGTCCAGTCGCGTGCAGCCTGTCTGCTCAAGAATGGCATAGTTTGGCCACAGCACGCCATGAATGTCTCCACTGGGGAGTACAATTCATCCCACGTGTCACTCGAGTGCAAGCAAAGCTCACCAAGCATTTGCTCAACACCACGTTTCATCTCCCCAAGAACATCCCTGCGGTTTTTGCACCAGTAAGGGATGTACTTGAAGCTTGTCACCTCCAGGGGCGCCACCCAACCCCCATCAACAGTGTCATCACGGACAAAACTCCGCTTGAGGAAAGTTATGCCCTCCATATTGGTGAACGGTTCCAAAATGCCGTCCTTCCTGTCTGAGGTGTACGTTAAATCGAAGAGTTTCGCCATTGCTGCCGACACAGAAACTTGATTAAAGAGCAAGGAAGTGGCATCATCAACGCCAACCACATTGTCATCTCCGTACGTGCACAGGAATACATGCTCCCACATGTTCTTGTAATCATGAGTTGCGTCACAGTAGCAGGCTGTCAAAGCAATGAGTGCATACATGCTGTTCACAAGGGTGGTCAACGGATGGCCACTGGGCATGCACTTATTCCATTGCACCACTGTGTCGAGCTCGGCACCCACCCCAGTAACGTGCCGTGAGTGTATCAGGTCTAACCACAACATGTTGCGAACCACATCATCCTGGGGATTATGATCGGGGTTTTGGTAAGCATACCACTTATTGATATACTTGAGTATTAGATCCAAAATATAGGGCTGCACGCTGGCGTCGTAACGCTTAAAGTCGCCTGCAAAGACACGCCCACCTTTCGACGTCAGTCTATTGGCAAGGTCGGCCCAATCACGGTAAGGATTGATGCCGGGAGCCATACCTGAACGTGTGTGAGAAGCAAAACTCGCAGCAATGAACGCTCCAAAGTACATGCGTACACATAGAACGTAGTCAAGCTGCGCGCTGCAAATCGCGCGGGT